GATAAAACTGCACAAGGATCAGTGGACAGTGCTTTTTCTGAGTTTTATAATATCTCTAGACACCCAAAAACTTTCTTGACATCTAATTTAGCACCAGCCGAGAGTTCAACACTAATTGGAAGAATATCTAATTCGACTTCTTTCAATACCTCTTTAGTCAAAGACCACAGGGGAAACCCACTCATTGTAAGAAAAACAGTGACTCTCATTCTTGACACCAATGAAGGTGTCTCTGGAACATTCACCGAAGGTGATATTGTAAGACAAAAGGTTCCGAATTCTCCAGAGGCTATTGGTGAAATTGTTGCAGTTCCCTCCGGCGGCAGCAATGTTCGCCGCACATCAGGGTCAGGTGTGAACACATCATTCTATAGAAAACAATCTGTGGCTGAAATCATCAAAAACTTCAATGCCAAGAGAACTAGACTTGATGTTGGTGCTGAGGCAGAGGCAGAGGATCAAGTCGTGTCAAGTGCGGTTGTCTCTGAGAGTGGTGATTCAGGACTTTTACTCGCAAGTGCGGAGGATATCGAGGGTTTACCAGTCATTTCATATTCTGATTCATCAGAGGCGACTTACGCATCTGAGACAAGAACCGTTGAGGTCGTTGAAGAGACTTTGGCAAGCGGTAAAAAACAATTGGTTGCAAAAACCACGATCAAAACACCACAGGATATTATCAAAGATGATCCAAAAGGTAAATATCAAACATCTGTGTCTACGTCCGATGTAATTGACCCACAAACTCTAAAACCTGTAACAATTACAGTTTCAATGATTTCTGGAGAATTTTCAAATGAAAGTGATAGAAACGGAAACAGATTTCCGATCATAGGAGACTCAGGTGGTGAGGGCTTACTAGCAACGGGACTAAATAATGATAAGTCAGTAAAAGGAACTGTTGCCGCAGTTTCAGAATCAATCGATGATATAAAATTTACTGACATTGTAATTGGTGAGTTTTTTGATTTACTTGAATTACCAGATTTCTAAGGGAGCATTATGTCACAATACACTTTTGACGCACAACTAAAAACACAAATAGCAAAAAACTTTGTGTCTGATTTTCAACCCTTTGGAAAAAATAAGGTTTACTTGGGTATTGGACAGATTGATGATGTTGAGACTGGCAACCCCCCTCTTGAGCATCGTAGTGTTGAGCGGGATGTTATCTCAAGAAGAAACATTTCATTTGCAAAAAGAGTAACACCAGATGATGTGACTCTGATGATTCCTCGCGTCAATTGGTCATCTGGAATCACCATGTCACCACTTGATACAGCCGATGATATGTCGGAAACACATGATGAGTCTGGTAGCACCCCCTCACCATTTTATGTTGTGACAAACGAGAACAACGTGTATGTCTGTTTAGCAAATGGTGGTGGTGAGACAGGATCTCTTGATCAACCGATTGGCACTGATACCAGTGCCATCTCTTTGCCAAATGGATATAAATGGAAATACATGTATACAATTCCCGGTAGTCATGTCAAATTCATGGACTCTGATTTTATTCCGGTTGTATCTCTGCCGTATTATGATGGTATTTTCAATGTTTACAACGACGAAAGACAAAACCAGTATGCTGTGCAATACGAAGCAAATATTGATGCTAGTGGTGGACTCATCGATCAAGTCGCAATTACGCTAAATCCCGTGACAGCGATTTTTGAGCGTGGTGTTCCGACCAACAAAAACAATGAAGTTGAATTTACCAAGGGTAATACTGTTATGATTACACAGCCCAACTTGGTCAATCAATCTGATGATTACTATAAAAATTATTACATCAGATTTTTAACGGGACAGGCTGCTGGTGTGGTGAAAAAAATCACTGGATCTTCTGTGAACGGGGATGCACAGGATATTCTTACCCTTGAGAGTGACTTTGAAACAAATAGAATCCCACAAAACAAAGATAGATTTGAGATTGGGGTTGGAATTGAAATTTCTGGTAATGGTAGAGATGCAGCGGGCTTCGGATCTCTAGATTCCTCAAAAAAACTAACTTCTGTAATTTTGTATAATAAAGGATCAGGGTACTCATCGGCTACGGCAAATGTTTTCACTGGTGGGGACTCTGCGACCGATGCCTTCCCGTCAACACTACCGACGATTGTGCCACTGATTTCTCAAAGTGTCGGCAGAGATCCTGTTTTTGAATTGTTTTCAAATGTCGCTAGAGTTCAAGTATCTATTCAAGGTGATGATGAAAATAACGTGGAGCAACTTCTTGGTAATGATTATCGGGATATAGTTTTATGGGCTAATCCAAAGGTCGGGGCAAATCAAGAGGGTGCTGGCAATTTTGCAGGATATCTTGATAGAACGATCACAAGAGTTGATGTATCAGGAACTACAGGCTCCATCGCTGCACTTGTTGAAACTGCGAATGATCAGGGGTCTAACGTCGGAAACAAATATTTGTATGGTGATACTACAAAAGAATTCGTTGAGATTAGTGGTCAGCCATCCAAAACATCCACCCTATCTGCAACGGTAAATGTTTTGGATATGAGTAAACCATTTGTTCGGGGCGAAAAGGTAACTTTGCTTCAAACCGACAGTAAAGGATTGTTTACAGGAACAAGTAGCACAGGTGACTTCACGGTATCAAATACTTTTTTTGAAGATACCTCACTACAAGTTCAGAAAACGGACTGGAGATGCACTCACAAATTAGTCGTTGATTTTGGGGTTGATGGATCATATGTTCCAACCGAGGATCAAGGTGCTACTGGCGGATCTGGCAGTCACGGTGCTATCACGGCAGTCCTTCCTTACAGCAACCCAAATGATCCAGATGATGATGTTTTTGGCAAACGTGTTGTGCTTTTGTCAGATGTTTCTAATGTCTCAGGTGCTACTTTATCCTTTGTCCCAAATGAGTCCTTGAATTATGTTGTTATGGAAACCCCCGTTTCTGGAACGATTGAAAGTGTTGAGGGACCAGAGTTGGATTTATTTTCCGGTCAACTGTTATACATAAAAGGACTAACACAGGGAGTCAGAAGAGTTACTGAGCAAACTGACTTGTTTAGATTTACGTTTGAATTTTAAGGGGTTATAAATGCCAATTGAGCAAAAAGCATATGATTCTGCCATCATGGGTGGTCTTCCATACTACGACGATTTCAATCAGTCGAAGAAATTTTTGAAAATGCTTTTCAAGCCCGGACTTCCTGTTCAGGCTAGAGAACTGTCTCAGGCACAGACAATCCTGCAAAATCAAATTGAAAGACTTGGATCTAATATTTTTAGAAATGGATCGGTTGTTTTAGGTGGCGGTGTATCAACAGCGGCAGCAAACTTTGTACGACTTCAAAATGATTTGCCGTTAGCAACTTTGAAAAGACTCGTAAATCAAAAAATTCGTGCAGAAAAGTCTGATGGATCTTTAGTTGATGCGATTGTTTGCGGTTATGCTGATAAATCAACTTTAGAGAATGACTCCCACCAAATTGTTTTTGTAAAGTATATTACTGTTGGTGAATTCAGTGAGGGTGATACCATCTTTACAATTGGTGTTGGAAACATTGGTGTGACTAACACTGTGTTATCAGGTGCAGTTGCTCCCGGTGCAGGTGATGTGCAAACCTTTGTAACTGTCGAAGAGGGTATCTTTTTCATTGACGGATACTTTTGTATCGCGGAGGCACAATCAGCAGCCGCTACAAAAAATGATGATGCGTTAGGGTACAGAACTTTTTCTAGCACAAATAGTGCCGTAGGTTTCAACGCTGTAAAAAGTGTTGTAACTCCAGAATCAGATTCGACACTAAGAGATCCATCATTTGGTTTTAACAACTTCAATGCTCCCGGTGCTGACAGATTCAAAATTGATCCTGTGTTGGAATCAAGATCACTTTCCGGCACTGCGGCTGACTCCAACTCATACACCATTGATGATCCAACAAACTTTTTTGAACTTGTCAGAGTCATTGGTGGCAGGGTTACCAAAAAAATCAAATATCCTGAACTGGCTGAACTTGAAAAAACACTTGCAAGAAGGACATTTGATGAATCTGGCAACTACACCGTTCAGCCATTTGAAATTGAAGTCGGAACCCACGAAGAAATTTTTGGTTCAATCGATAACTCAAAGTTTGGTGTAAAACTTAGTCCGGGTAAGGCGTATGTTAGTGGATTTGAATTTGAAACAATCGCTCCCACCTTTTTGACAATCGATAAAGGGACTGATGTTCTTACATCGACTAGATCATACGGCTTAGATCAGGGATCTTTCTTCTCTTTGAAGGCTACAAAACAGTCAACAGATTTTGACCCGACCAGTCCCGGTTCAATTATTGGTGCTACCCTTGATGGATACATCAACAATTCCACATCTTTATTCTTAGATGGTAGTCCAGTTGACCTTGAGGATGCCGATGGTGAAAAATTAGGCACTGTTGTTCCGACACACTTTATGTTTGGAAATGAGTCAAGCAATGCACCAGTTAGGTTGTATTTTCATTCTAAAGAAATGTTTGTTGGTGCGAAAGATTCAAACATCAAAAGAATTGTAAAAAGAGATACAAACAATAATGAAATTTTAGGTATCACCTGTGATTTTTCTGGTGGCGGTTTAGACTCAATTATTTTATCAAACTCTTCTAGAGTCGCAGATATTTCCTCCGGTGGCTCGGTTAGTGATCTTCGTAACCCCTTGCGAATGACTTTTATCAAACCCTTCAAAGGCACGACAGATAGTAATGGTGTTGTTGGATTCACCAGTGGTGTTGGTAGTAAAGACTTCTTGGCAACCATTGGTGAAGATATTGAAAAAGCACAAATCAGACCTGTCGGTATTGTGAATATGACCAACTCAAGTCCCGGCTCTGGTAACGAGGACGATCTGGTTTTGATTCAACCAACGCTTGTTCCAAGCATTGACAATAATGTGGGATCAATCAGTCTCAATTTCGGTGCGGATTACTCCAGCAAAGAGATCACATGCTTCTTGCCTGTTTCGTATGAGTCCGTAAACAATATTCGCAAGAAAACTATCTCCGGTAATCAAACTGTCACAATCAACTCTCTATCAGAGTTGCAAACCACGACTACGCTTTCTCTCAATACCCCTGACGTAAAACAAATCATATCCATTTCTGAGGAAGACACGGGTAACGATGTTACTGCTAGATTTGAACTGAACACTGGACAATCTGATTTTGCCTATGAATTCTCTAGTATCTCTCTAGCCGACCCTAGTGATACTGTTATAAATCGTGAAAGTCCACTGGTTGTCACTTTTACAAAATATCTGCATACGGGTGACGGTCCCTTTACGAAGGATAGTTACGTCGGTATTGATGAAACAGAACTTGCAGCCGTAAACTCCGCAGGTAATAGTCCTGTTGACGTTTTAGACTTTAGACCAATTATTGATGCAAATGGTAACTATACTCAAGGCACAGGAGAACCGGGAATCGTTCCATTCTCATCCACGGCTGTTCCATCGTTTGTTACCGTATCTACTTTCTTACCAAGAATCGATTCGGTTGTTCTAACTAACGATAGAAAACTCGTGGTTGTTCAAGGCATTCCCGACAATGATCCAGTCCCCCCAAGAATTTCATCCGGTGACTTAGAATTGTATAGGGTCAGAGTAAATGGTGCATCTTCGGAAGCACAGACCCTTCAAGTCGAGTATATTGATAATCAAAGATTTACAATGTCTGATATCAATGACCTTGAAGAAAGAACAACCGATGACTTTGTTGATAATTATAGAAAAAATTTGAGAGTTAGCATGGTCGCCAGAGGCAATGCAGCGTTTGTGGACGCTGTGGTGAATGAGGATGATGTCTATGTTGATGATTTATTCGGCTATGAGAATATTGACTCTGTAAACTCCTCGGTAAACGTAGCATTTGACCCTATCAAAAATAAACTAAGACCGGCTTTCAAGACTACGGTTTTGACGGACTTTACAGTTGATGAATTGAAAATTTCAGGGGTGACCGTTTCAAATGATGGTGTTGCACTTACGAACTTCACTGAGCCAGCAGCACCATATATCACTCAACAATTCTCAAACAATCCTGTGTCATCTGTTGACATCAATCCTTTTGGAATCAATGACTATCTTGGTTCAATCAAATTAACACCACATAGGGCAAAATATTGGAGTGAGTCAAGACGGGCAAGAGTTATCACTAATGTTAGAGGCGAATTGAACGCATATGAAAGTGAACTCGACTCTTATTCTGATAACGCTGGTAGAAGAAAAGGATTTGGAACAGTCTGGAGAGACTGGGAAGTTTTTTGGTGTGGCGTTGAGGAAAGAGATCGGGACATTGAACAAAATAAGGTGTCCAGTAGAGTATACAACTCACCTAAAAAGAGTGCTACAATTCGTAGAATTTTGTCTGAGAAAACAAAGAAAACTGTTTCGGGTAGAGTGATTGATTTGTCAATCAAACCTTACCTTGATACCTTTACTCTGAACGGGGTCGTGGAGGGTGTTTTACCGGGAGCAACTTATAATTTATTCTTTGACGGTGTAATGCAAAATCTTTCAACGCAACCGTATCAGGCTTCAACTGGTCCGACAGCGGGTGGTGGCACTTTTGAGTTTACCACAGTCATTCCAGCCGATACTTACACAACTGGTAAAAAATTAGTTAGAGTGATCAGTGGTTCTGCCGATGATAACGTGTTGAATTGTGATTCATCCGCCGACGCAATCTTCTATGGTGAAGGTAGACCTGACACTGAGTTGTTTGGTAATACGCTGATTAGACCACCAACAGTTAGAAGAAAGGCTGCGGATGTAAACGAAACATCTGATGAATACTTCTCTGATGTTTTTGAACAATCAAATGCAACTCTAGTAAATGCACTGAATCCAGTTTCACAAACTTTCAATGTCGATGCCGAACTGTATCCAAATGGACTGTTTATCAATGAAGTCAATCTATGGTTCACTCAAGAGAACAAAGATGTAACTTTGAGAATTCATCCAACTAGAGCCGGTAATCCCGTCACAAGCATTGTGATGCCGTTTGCAGAAAAAACATCAATTACAAAATCAGCAGTGTTGAATGAGACTGGACTGTTGACAGAAGTTTCAGATGATACCGCAACGGCATTCAAATTTAGCACACCCGTGTTTTTACCCGCTGGTGAATACTCGATTTCGGTGACCACCAATGACACTGAAACAAGAATCGTAACTTATGATGAAACCTCTGGTGACGCTCCACTTCGACCATCAAGTATGTTGAAAATTTACTTACCGCAAAATGATGGATCTGTAGTTGGTTACAATGATCAATATTTTGCAATGAAAATTACGAAGTGTGCCTTTGATACGGGCGTGGGACAAAACTTTACACTTAGCACATCTGCTGCGAATAACACTCCCACTGATGCTTTATTCGTCAGTTCAAACCCACAAATCTCTTCGGCACAAACCGTATCCTGTGGTGTCCAGTTGAATGATCAGGGGACTTTTACGGTTCAACCAAACAACACGGTAACATCCAGAAATCTTGGTGGTAGAATCCTTACGGGAACCACACCCACTTTGACTTTCAATTTACAATCTGATGGTGATGTTACTTCTGTCGTTGACACAGAGGCAGTTGCACTATTTTTACCTGCTGCCGACATTACCGCTAGAACTACATTGCCAACAGGTGAACTTTCAAATGAAAATGATGTTGGATCAGAAAATCACTTTAGGTACTACAGTAAAGTAGTTGAGTCAGATTCATTTATGAGTGGTATTGTTGTTGCAATCGATGGGTCATTTGAAGGTTTAGATGATCTTAGAGTTTTCTGTAGAACCACCGTTGGGGACGAAGACATCTTTAGTCAAGATTTCTTTGAGGTTTTCTTAGGTGGTCCAAACGAAAATGATGATACTGCACCTGCATCTCAATTTAGTCCTAGTCTATCATCTGCAACATACTTTAGAAGAAGAGATACGAATATCTTTACAAAGTATCAATTCAAAATTGTCGGTGTTAGAGATGAAAGTGCAACTAGCACAAGTGCATTTCTTCCTGAAATTAATTTCGTCGGAGCCGCCCCAGTTAGATCAGCCAGTGCCTTTATTGCAAATCAAGGAACGGTTGAGTTTGGTGACACCGCATTGGTTCCCAGAGGCTCTGTTTTTGCAGTCCTTGGTGAAACGTCGGCTTATACAGAGGCGATCAATGGTGCTTCTCAATATCTTGAGTTGAATGGTCAAACTGTTTCAAAAAACACTTACGGTGGACTTTTCAATTTATTAG